TGAGGATTAGTTTGATGAAAAGCAATTAAAGCATTAGCAATATTATTATTATTATTTTGCTTAACTGGTTCAGGCGTAGTTTTTGATAATCGTGGTACTGGTATAACTTGATCTAATTGTTGCATAATGAAATCCTTTTAGCGTTATTTTTGGCGACTTTGACAGCTATTCCATGACCAAAAGCTTCGGAAGCATTTCGGGGAACTAGCTTTTTAATTTTGGCTTCAGCATCTTTAAATATTTCATTTGCTCCAAGCGTTTGAATATATTGTTCAGCAAAGGCTTTCCATTTTGGATCTGCCTGCATATCTACTGGAACTTTATCTTCTTGTGGGATTGGTGCTTCAGCAGTTGGAATGTCAGTTGGCTCAATGTCCATTTCAATACAGCCCATAAACCATTTGGCAACATTGATTAATTTTTCTTGATATTCAGGATCAATTTTAACTTCATGCAGAGTTGGCTGATCTCCGCCTTTAATAAAAGACAGCAAGCCATAAGGACATTTCTTTTTAGTTTCTTCTTCTATTAAATAAGCGTTCCAATGCAGTTGCGGGCTGTAATATTTAACTAAGCGAGGAATAACATCTTTATATTCTTCATCTCTTTTAGGTCTGCCCATAGTGAATTTAGCATCTATAACCGCTAATTTATTTTTGTAACCTTTAACAACTCCATCGACAGTACACCGCATAAATGGATGTTTCTTGCCATTAAACACTTTTTGTCTATCAATTATTGGAAGGTCAATAAAATGCTCAGTCCATTCTAAATTGGCTTCTTCAGTTATAACGCCCATTTGGACAGGCCAAACAAGTGATAAATCATCTCGTTCAATTCGATTTGTTTTTTGATTAAATAGTTTTAATATTCTTTCAGGATCGCCTGAAGCTAATGTGGTAATATCTGAACCACCAATAGTATTTTTTCTCTCTTCAAGACTTTTAGTATCAAGCCCCATTTTAACAAAATATTCTTTTCCCATAAATAAACTCTCCTCAATTTAATGAAGAGAGTATAACTTATAGCTATATATATGTCTATAAAACTTATAAAAAAAGTATTAAAATTTTGATCTTGTTCCAACAATCGAATGTATTGCAACGATTTCAGTATTTTTAAAAGTTTCAGTTTTAGCAGGATTAAGCGTTTGTAATTTAAATTGTCTATCAGAAATTTCAAAAACTTTTCTAAAAATGCCGACAACAATATTATCAACATTTATATGTACTAAAACATAATCGCCAACTTCAGCTTTTAAATCTGGATTAATATATAATAATTCACCATGATTGTAGCGTGGCAACATTTCTTCGCCATTCATAAAACACGAATAGCTGTCATTAACATTATATAAATAATCAGGTCTTACTGTATGACTAACAAATTGTTTTTGGATTTGTATGCCTTCACCATTTAAACGAGGCATCCCAAACAAAGGAAGATCTTCTTTAAATTTGTTTTTTGTTTGCTCTATGTAATTATTTGGATCAAACTTTATTGAGCATATTTCGTCAGTTTCTAATTTAAAAAAATCACATAATTTGTTAATGTGCGATCCAATTTTTCTATCGCCTCTTTCCATTTTACTGTATTCAGGTTGTGCGATTCCAATGGCTGAAGATATATCGCTTTGTGCTAAACCTCTACTGGTTCGCAAGCTATGAAGCATATTTGGGTATTTCATTTGTTTTTCCTATTTTAATTAAATTTAATCTTATTAAAAATAATTAATTAGGGGGAGAGATCGGAAATTTTGACCAAGACTGTGAATAAATTCTGTTGTGATGACGTTTTTTTTTGTGCATTAATTTTAAACAACGAGGTTTTCTTGTTGGCTTTATTTCTGTTAATCTTGTCGGTTTAATTTGAAAATTAAACATTTTGCAAGTCCTTTTTATTTATATTTTGGTGAACTAAGTTTGATCCAACCAATAACCTATTTAATGTTATATATAACTATAAGGAATAAATATACAACTATTAACTTAAATTATTAATTAAGATAAGTTATTGACATACATATAGCTATAATAGTAATAACTATAACTATAAGTTAATTTGAATATTATACATTATGTGGTAAAAATCTTGAAACTAAGTCAATATCTAGTAAAAAACGAAATATCTCAAAAAGATTTATCAGCAATTTTAAAAGTGTCTCAACCAACAATTCATAAATGGTTATATGGCAAATCTTTACCTTCAGCAAAAAAAATGTTGGCGATTCATACCTACACCAAAGGCAAAGTTAATCTTCAAGATTGGAAAATGTAATGGGCAAATTTTCTAGAGATAAAGGTTATCGGGTTGAGAATAATCTAAGAAAGCAGGCTTTGATGCACGAAGATATTGAATGTATTCGAGTACCATTGTCAGGCGGTGGCAGTATAAAAGGCGATTTAATCGTTAATAAAGTTGGCGAAGAAAAGTGGAATATTGAGGCTAAATGCAGGGCAAGTGGATTTAAATCTATTTATGATTGGTTTGAAGGCAATGATGCTTTGATTATTAAGGCTGACAATAAAAAGCCATTAATAGTTTTGGATTTTGACGATTGGTTGGAGTTGTTAGCAAGGCGATGAAGGTAACTCTTTTAGATTATGAAATGGCTCAAGGTTCAACAACTGGATCACTCAGGCATATTGGTGCAATCAAAAGAGGATACAAAAATAAAACAAAAATTCAATCTAGTTGGAATAGCCATATAGAGGGTGCTTGCGGTGAGATTGCTGTTTCTAAAGCTATGGGTAAATATTGGGGTGGCTCAGTAAATACATTTAAAAGTGGCGGGGATATTGATGGAACTGGATGGGAAGTAAGGACACGAAGTAAACAAGGTTATGACTTAATTCTGCGAGATGATGATCCTAAAGATAGGATATATTTTTTAGTAGTAGGAGTTTGTCCAACTTATGAAATCAAAGGTTGGATAATGGGAGGCGAAGGTATGTTAGATACTTTTGCGAATGATTATGGGGAATTTGGAAAAGCATATTTTGTGCCTGCCAGTTTCCTTAAAAATATTGAACAGTTGGGAGTTTAATTATGGGAGTACAAGTATTAGCGTGGGCGATGAACCAAAATGTCGGAGAACCTACTGCAAAACTAATATTAATAATATTATCAGATTTATATAATGACAAATATGGATGTGCTTTTCCATCTCAAGAATATATTTCTAAGAAAGCAAATTGTTCAGTTAGGACTATTCAGAGACACATGGATATTTTGGTTAAAGGTGGTTTTATTGAGATAATAAAAAAGCCAAATCATGTGAATAATTATTTAATTAAGCACCTGAAAAATGGAAGCGACAATCTTCCACCAAAAGAAATGGATGCGACAAATATGTTAAATGGTTCTGACAACGCTGTCACACGATCTCTTAATACCCACTTAAATACTTCTATATCTAAAGATATAGAAGGCACATCTAATGATTTAGACAATAAAATTTATCAGTTAAAGTATGAAAAGGTGTTCAGAGTTCATAAAGAATATTTGATACAAAAAGGATATAAGATAGCTGAAGCAGGCCAGATAGTTGGCACTATGATGAAGCGATTAGGACAGACTGGTTTAACAAAAGATCAGGCAGTTGATAAAGTTGAAGAAATATTTAAATCAATAAAAGCAAGTCCAGTAGCTGATATTAAAAGTTATTTATTTGGTGCTATTATTAAAAAGGCAGATAAACCAAAAGAGTTAAGTGAAAAACAATTAAACTATATTCAAAGCGTTTTAGATCAGATTTATAAGAAAAAGGATATGCCAAATTATGCAGGAACTGATTTTGTTAGATTGAGGGCAGATTGTGAGAAGGCTATGCTTGAAGGCAAGATGCAATCTATTTTAGATGAGTTTCATATTCAATGAGTAAAAAGAAAGTTCCAACGATTAAAGAGGAAAGAGTTCTTCCAACTCCTGAATTTTTAAAGAAGCATGAAGTAATTGAAAAGCCTACAAATAAAGCAGGCGAAAGAATATTGTATGTTACCGATCAATTATGGATTGATACATATTTTAAGAAGAACGTAATAAACCATGATCAATATTATGTTGCTCAGAAATTATTAGCTTTATATATGAGTGCAGGGCGAAATCAAAAGCTTACAGCCAATCTAAGCGATAAGGTTATAGGAAATAATCTTAGTAATAGTTATGACAGTTCTGAGGTGGCTATGATGGATTTTATTAAGTTATCAAGGTTTATTGGCAAGAGAAGTTTTAGTTGTATTCAAGATGTTGTGTTGCATAATTTGTCAGCGAGAGAATGGGCAATAAAAAACAGCCGAAACGAAAAAGCATCGGCTGAGATATTAAGGTTAGGTCTAGATGATTTAGAAGATGCCTTTAAGCGATTGCACGCT